CTAAATTTCCACCTTGGCAATGCTATTAAGTATATCTGCAGGGCAGGTTACAAAGATAGTAGACTACAAGATTTAGAAAAAGCAATCCACTACCTAGAGAATGAACTTGAGTATGAAGAGAACCTATCTATCAGAACAGGCGAAGGAATTCCGTTTGAAATACGGAATCAAGAACAGTCCAGCGAGACCTCAGAGATCGTATCAGAAAGATTTGATTGTTGAGGAATTTAAAGAGTTCTTAGAATCTGATGGTTTTCTATTTAAACATGGACAGAATGTTCAAGAAGAATGTTTAAAGGAACTTGCAGATTTAATTTATGTATGTTACCAATATGCTGAAAATATGAATTGGTTCTTAGATGAAGCTTTAAATCGTGTTCATGAAAGTAACATGTCCAAACTCGGTGAGGACGGTAAACCTATATACCGAGAAGATGGAAAGGTCTTAAAAGGGCCAAACTACAAACCACCTGATCTATCTGATTTAGTTTAAAATGACACAACTTATTTCCCGCACTGGTCGGGTCCAATCTTGGTTGGATAACCCAGAATCACGCCTACCAGTGAGCTGTACCGTTTTCGTCGTAGAGGATTCTATGGAGGGAGAAAATGGCATCGAAGCAAGCTGGAGATACGTCTCACACGGACTCCGCTTTGGAGCAGGAGTTGCGGTCCATCTATCTAAGCTCCGTCCCAAAGGAGCAGAAAACGGCAGAGGTCTTACGGCTTCTGGCCCTGTATCATTCGCAAAAATCTACTCACAATTAAATGAAACATTACGCAGAGGTGGGGTATACAAGAATGGCGCTGTTGTCATTCATCTCGATATTAATCACCCCGATATTCTTGAGTTCGTGCGCACTCCTAGGTCTGAACTTACCTGGGTTAAAAGATGCGTCGACGTTACAGAAGAAACTTGGAGCAAGTCCAGAGACGAAGTTAAAAACGATATACTCTATGGAATCAAATCCGGCGACATCTGGCTCAATAAAATAAAACATGATGATAATGGAAACAGAATTTACGGCAACGTGTGCCTTGAAGTTTACCTGCCCTCACGTGGAACATGCTTGTTACAGCATGTCAATCTCGCAGCCTGTGAACTCAGCACCATCGAAGAGGCTTTCACTGAAGGTATGTCCGAGTTGTGCGAGCTCCATGGTAGGACAGGTGTTGGAGCAACTGGAGAATACTTGCCAGCTGATATCGACCGCCAAGTTGGGCTCGGAGTTCTCGGGCTCGCCAACCTCCTCGGGAGATATAGAGTAACGTATAAAGAATTTGGTTTAGCTTTATTAGATGTAAATGTAGGTCAAGATAAAGAAGGTATAGCATTTGAATTAGCTAATACCTTAAACTTAGCTATATGGAAAGCTTCCAAAATTGCCGAGAAATATAATATGGTAAGAGCTTTTGCTATAGCTCCTACTGCCTCTTGCTCATACAATAGTAAGAGTTTGGATGGTTTCACAGCCACACCTGAAATAGCACCACCTATCTCTACCTGGGTAGACCGTGACAGCGGTACCTTCGGTGTAAAGAGATATAAATATGGCGATGTAGAGATCGCTAGTGAAGTTGGTTGGGATGCTTACAAGCTTGTAGCCGATCAACTAATGATAATGTATGAAAATACGGGACTTCTTCACGGATACTCATTCAACTCTTGGAGTGATGTAGTAACCTACGACAATGCGTTCGTTGATGAGTGGCTGGCTTCGCCTCAAACCTCCCTTTACTATTCCTTACAAGTAATGGGTGATACACAAGATAAGACAGATGCGTATGCAGCATTAGATCAAAGTGAAGTCGACGATTACTTGCAGGATATTTTACAACCCGAACCGATAACCTGTGATTGTCAAGAGTAATGAGAACACATCCCTATCAAAAATTATTAGAAAGAAAAAGAACATGGACACCCGTTCAAGGTACCAAGGGTACTTTCCGTGATGGATCAGAAGAGACCATTAAACGTGCCCTCGCAATACGTCATATGGAGTTACCAGTTGGTGCCTTCATTACGGAAGGGCTTGAAAAGACTGTTCCCGATAACGCTAGAACATTACTAGAATCAAATGTTAAAGATGAAATAAAGCACGATATCGCCCTACAGTACATAGTAAATGCCGTAGGTGCAGATGAAAATGCAGAAAATGAAGCACTTAAATTAAGAGATGCCTGGATTGCACACCCTGATCACACAATTACAAAGGCTTTGGTCGCCGAACGGGCCATCTTCTTTGTTCTACTCCCTTTCTTTAGGTTTAATGGGGATGCTGCTTTGCGTACAGTATCTGCTGACATATCGCGCGACGAACAAATCCACGTCGGAACTAATAGTCTTGTTTGTACTGAGTTGGGTTTATCTCCTTCTCCTTCTTTGGATAAACTTAGGAAGGCCACCATTAATTGGATTGTTCAACCTCTAGGTATAAATACTACCTGTAAATATTTAGACAAAAAATTCTGGCTAGATGCAAGCGATCGCTTAATGTATGAAGGCAGAGCACCAGAATTAATCTCCACCAAGACGGCACGTATGCCAGCCTTTTTTGAACATGCAAACACAAATCTCCCTCAGTACGCTTAGCTTACACACTGAGAGATTAGATAAACTGGTTGCTCAATTAGAGTCAGAGTTCCCGTGGCAACCAGTCCATCCAAAGGAACCAATTGAATCAATCATGTATCGTGCTGGACAATCCAGTGTGGTACGTAGAATTAAAACATTATTAGATGAAGAACCCTAATGTGTATAAAAATTAAAAGCCCAAGTATGCCGGAGCCACAGAAGGCACCGCCACCAATAACACCTAGAGTTGAAAAAGATTCATCAGTATTACCTACTGAAAAAGATCTAGTTAAACCTGGTGATGAGAAGGGTGTTGAATTCGGATCCAAGAAAGATGCAAGTGCAGCAGCTGGTAAAAAAGTTGGTGCGTCAGCTCTTCGTATCCCACTTAACGTACCTGGTGGTGCAAGTGGAGCCGCTACAGGAGGAGTAAACAATGCAGTACCGTAGTGCTAGGGAGAAATATTCTCAATTAAGTAATGAACGATCTCAGTTCTTAGATACTGCAGTTGAATGTTCTGAATTAACTTTACCTTACCTAGTACAGTACGATACTACCCAAAAGAATAGTCACAAACATTTATCACAGCCTTGGCAATCAGTAGGAGCTAAAGCTGTAGTAACATTAGCAGCTAAATTAATGCTAGCTATGTTACCACCTCAAACATCCTTCTTTAAACTACAAGTTAGAGATGATAAGTTAGGTGAAGAAGTAGATCCAGCAATGAGAAGTGAACTTGATCTTTCTTTTTCTAAGATAGAGAGATCTATCATGGATTACATTGCAGCATCTAGTGATAGAGTTGTAGTACACCAAGCACTTAAACACCTCATTGTCTCAGGTAATGCCCTTATTTATATGGGTAAGGATGGTCTTAAACATTATCCTTTACAAAGATATGTGGTTAGTAGAGATGGTAATGGTAATGTTATTGAGATAGTAACTAAAGAATTAATTAACCGTAAAATATTAGGTCTCGAGTCACCTGATAAACTTGGTTCACCTAATGAACCTAATGGTAACTATGGCTCAGGAGAAGACGACGTTGCAGTATACACTTGCGTTAAGAGGGAAGAGAAAAGTGGTCGCTGGATCTGGCATCAGGAAGCTGAAGATTTAATCATTCCTAATAGCCGTAGCACAGCACCAAAGAACGCTAGTCCCTGGTTAGTTCTTCGTTTTAACACAGTCGATGGAGAGGACTACGGACGTGGTAGAGTAGAAGAGTTCCTAGGAGACCTACGCAGTCTTAATGGCCTATCACAGGCTCTTGTAGAGGGCTCTAGTGTAGCTTCTAAAGTTATCTTCTTAGTATCACCATCTGCTACTACAAAACCTCAGACATTATCTCAAGCAGGTAATGGTGCTATTGTCCAAGGTAGACCAGAGGATGTAGGAGTAATACAAGTTGGTAAGACAGCTGACTTTTCAACAGCAGCAAACTTAGCAGCAACAATAGAAAAAAGATTACTGGAAGCATTCTTAGTAACACAGATACGAGACAGTGAACGTACTACAGCTGAAGAAGTTCGGCTAACACAACAAGAATTAGAGAAAGGATTAGGTGGACTATTCAGTTTAC